GTTGTTAACACGTTTGGGTGTGCCTTTTTCCCAACTGGGCATTTCACGAAATGGCTTGCGAAACTCTTTGATTCTCTCAATAACATCAGACTCTTTTTTGCCTGTGAGTGTCATTACAAGTAGTTCATGTAAAAACTCTTGCATAAACTTTGGTGTATCACTACGCTTGAGATCCAAACCCATTGCTTTAATCTTACCTGGTTTGCCATCAGTATCTTCACGGAAACCTTCGTTATCATAAACTAGGATAGCATAACGTTTTTTAGTAATAAAGATACCAGCAACACCAACAATTTCTCTACCTGCAGCAATAATGCTACCATATTCACTTGGACAATTATGTGCTCTATTCATATAACCAGGAAATGTTTCATTTGCCGCTTCGCATACAGCTTCATAGTATTCAGTAATTTTGTCACGTGTCCACTCTAGTTGTCCACTGTCAATTTGTTCTTTAAGTATAGGATATGCACTAAAGTAAACGGAGTCAGTATCACCATATATAATGCTTGGCCCAGTGTGATTATAGGTGCCTTCAATTACACGATTGACTTCTGCACTCATATGTCTGGCAATACATCTACCAGTTAGTGTAGTACTTTGTCCTAGTCGTTGATCAAAGAACCTACAACCAGGGTTTAGTAGAGCACCATACAAACTGTTCAAGTTAATCTTTTTAACCAGTTGTCGTTTATCCCAAAGCGCAAACTGTTCATCATCTACACCTTTTTGGTCTTTTGCCTTTTTTTGTAATACTTTACGTTCTGCATACCATTGTTCCAACAAACCTGGAATAACACCTTTAACATCATGTCGGAAGATAGTAGCATTAGCACTGAATATCCAGGGCTGACCGCTTAAAAATATCATTTCATATATTTCAGCACCAGTTGCTTCTAGTGTTGTACCATCTTCAAAGTCAACAAACAACTTTGTAATACGATCCTTGTCCATAACAAGTTCGTATTCTGGACATGCAAACTTACCTTCCCATGCTTCTGAAACAGTTTTAAATTGCCCTAGCATTTCACGTGTAAACGTATGCCTTACTTGCCCTACAATAGTTTCTGTACTCATATTACCTGCACGTAGGATACTAGGATACAGACTGTTCAAGTCCATACTAGCAAGCCATTCATGCATGCCTTTAACTGGTGTTGCAACATACGCACCTGCGGCCTGTGTGTTGCCTTCATGACTGCGTTTGTCAGGCACTTGCATACCACGAGCATGCGCCGCATTAATAATTGCTTGATCTGTTTGTGCAACCGCACCCATTGTTGTTTGCAACAACACAGTATTTTCATGTGCAAGTACGTTAGCCAAATCAATAAATTGTAACTTTTTATCTAGTTTTACAAGTAGATCAACGTCTTGTCTGTTATATCCAATAAACTTTTCAAAGTCATTGTTGTATAACTGATCCAGTGTGCCTTCATAGTCAATCTTTGTTTCGCCCAGTTCATATTCGCCAATAGCGTCCAAACTATAACTGTGCATTTCATGATATGTATACTTGCGATACAGTTGCAACATGTCTAAATGTACACGCCCTACTGTATCAAATGTTTCCTGTGTTTTACCATAGCTCATATATTCACGCCGCTTGGGATATTGATTCCACAAGCAGAAGCGTCTGGTATGCTCTTTACCCAGCACACGTGCAACACGGTTAACCATGTAGGGAATATCAAAGCCTTCACTGTTCCAGCCAGTCATTACATCACAGTCATCAATCAGATCCAGGAATGTGCCCAGCAAATCTTCTTCAGTGTCCATTAATAATGTGTCTGGAAATTTATCTACAATTTTTTGTGCAGTTTCTTTATCCAAGGTCTTGGGAGCAATAGCCAAACAAACTGTACGATCAAGCCAGTTTAAATGCACAGCAATGCTAGTTACTGGATTAAAAGGATCGCTAGGATCAGCAAAGCCCAAGTCTTTGTTAAAGTCAACCTCAATATCAAAAAATGCAATGTTAAGTTTGGGAGAATCCTGATCTTTATAGTTTTCTGCCAGACAGCGGAATACAGGATTCATGTCACTTTCATAAAGTTGCTTGTGACTGTAAATCTTTTTCTCTCGTTGAAATGTTTTGCCGTTAGTCGCTACAACACGAGTAAGCGGCTCACCCCAAATGCTTCTAAACTTGCCTTTGGGGTCAGGATAGTAGAACACATAACGTGCAGGATATTGCAAAAACTTGCGTTTGCCATCCTTGCGTTCTACAATGTTGATAATGTCACGATCTCTATCAATGATACCGTCTACATAGCTCATTAAGTAACAAGTCCTAGTACATAAATTACGGTTAAAATAATGTTCATCCACAATAGACTATTTTCTTTCCATACATAGCCTACTGCGATCCACAGTGCATTACCAACGATAAATGCCCAGTGGTGTAAGTATAATTCTGGCACAAAGCTAGCCAAACAAGCCGCACTAACAAGTACAACTGTAGCCAACCAACTTAGCCATTGATGCGGTTTCTTTTCTACCACCATCCGATTGCCTTTCCGAACCCTAATACATTAACACAGGCAAAATATGCTGTCAACAAGAATGGCCATGCAAGTTTACGTCTGTGATATGCATAGATAGCTGTTACACTTCCTATGAAAAATCCAGGATATACAATACGCATGTCTGGTTGATCAGCATTTAATGCCAATGTTAGGCTAGCAGCTACTGTAAATACGAAACTGATGAGTTCATAGTAAAATGCAACACGATCAGTTTCATAGCTGCTACGCCAGAAATTTATGATTTTATTCAAAGAGTTCTGCCAACTGTTTCGAGAATTGTTTCTAGTTCGTCAAAGTCATCTTTTTGCTTGGTAAATTCTGCTTTATAAGCAATTGTGATAGCTTTGTTTAATACTGCGGGTTTGATATCAAGTTCTTCAGCAATTGCACCGACTGTGTCTTTGAGACCGTCACGCAATGCTTCCATTTCGCTTTTTACTTGAATACCTTCGTTAATAAGTTGCTTGAGTTTTTGGACATCTGCATCCGTAAAAGTTTTGCTCATTATGAG